AAGGGCGCGAAGGTGATTCACGATCAGGCGAAGCAGAACCTTCAGGTGTCCATTGCCAACACCACGGAAGAAGGAAAGCTCCTGAGCACTGGCCTTCTACTCAAGAACCTAGTGATCACCCGTGGCAAGGCACCAACGGTCGGCAAGGGGGAACGGTATCTGGTTCGGGTACGTCGCAAGGCATACGTCCGTTCAGGGAAGCCCGTGACCACACTGGCCTCCGCGCAGTTGCTTGAATACGGATCTGAGAAGCAGAACGCGGAACCGTGGCTCCGGCCTGCATTCCAGGCGAAGGCAGAGCAGGCCATACTCACGACAGAGAAAAGCCTCATCCTTGACATTGAACGCATCGCGAAGAAACTCGCTTCACAGAATAGGAACTGAACATGCTCCCATTGATTTATACGTGGCTCCAGGCTTCTGCCCCCGTGGTGGCATTGGTCGGTGACCGCATCTACCGTCACGGCCATTCCCCAGCGCAGGGGGACCGTCCATATCTGGTGTGGATGCTGGTGGCTGGCGTGCCTGACAACAACCTCAGCGACCTGCCCCCCAGCGACCGCATGACTGTTCAGGTGGATTGCTGGCACCCCACGGACAACGGGGTTGAGGCACTGGCGACAGCCGTACGGAACGCACTGGAACCCCGTGGGCACATGACAGCGATTCCAATAGACACCCGCGACATGGGGGATACCCGGCTCTATCGGATATCATTGCAGTTTGATTTTTTCGTAGTGCGCTAGAATTCCAATGTACTTCATCACAACGCTATTCAACTGAAAGGAAAGCATCATGACCGGAACTGTGAAAACACAAGGCACCGAACTATTCTTCGCTGACGTATTCACGTCCAGTGTCGCTGCCATTAAGAAGCTCGCCTGCCCAACAGGTATCACGGGTCTGGGGGGCGCGGCCGACCAGATCGAAACCACTTGCCTGGACGCCACGGTGGACCGAGTGTATGTTCGCGGACTGGGTAATCCCGGTCAGGTGAGCGTGCCCTTCAACCTCATCCCGACTGAACTGTCACACCAGATTCTTTTCGACCTGAAAGACGCTGGCACTGTGATCAGTTGGCTGGCCTGCCTGAGCGACGGTACGGCCGACCCCACGACCCTGACAAGTGCCGATGTGATTGTGCCCCCTTCGAATCGCACCAGCTTCGGCTTCTTGGCGTACATCTCTGACGTGAACATTGACATCGCGACCAACGAGATTGTCCGTGGCACCTTGACGCTTCAGCGCTCTGGTTCTGTGACCTCCACTTGGGATACTGTGTAACCCTTGCGTCCATGAATACCCCCTTCGGGGGGTGTTTTCATTTATAAGAAAGAATTGACATGACACTTGCTGCCTCACTGTTCGTTTCCGGTGTAATTCACAAACGGGACATCACTCTTCCCGATGGAACGACGCATACCCTGCACTTCAAAGAACTGCCAGCCGTGGGGTTCCGCAGTTTCCAACTTGCAGAAACCTCTGACGATGACGAGGTTCGCGCTGCCAGTATGGTGAAACTGATTGCCTCTTCCCTTTGCGAAGAAGACGGCAAACCCGCGATAACTCAAACTGAATCGGCCCGGCTGACCAGCGCAGCGGCGAACGCTTTGATTTCCGCTATTCTTGAGATCAATGGATTCGGAACTAAAAAAAATCTTTGATCCAGTACTCTGACGAGTGGTTATGGTTCACGCTCGCCCTTGCATTGGGTGGGCGTACTGTTCAGGAATGGCAGGCGGTAATATCCGAGAATGAATTCCGCAGATGGGGGCAGTTCTACAAGGACTACCCCTTTGATGATTTTCATAGGTTCTACCGTCCAGCGGCGATGGTGGCTCAATCCATGGGTGGGGGCACTATGAAAGATAAACTGGATTGGCTCCAGCCCGAGGCTATTCCTGAAGGCATGAGCGCGGCCGACATAGCTACAATTAAAGCGATGGGGTTCCCCCTCAGTCGAAAGGAATAGTATGTCCGCAGGAAGCATCGTCATTGATCTGCTGATGAAGACAGGGTCGTTTGAAACAGACACCCAGCGCGCCGAGAAAGCCCTGAACAAGCTGAAGCGCGAAGCATCCAACGCCGGAAGTGTCATGGGAGATGCGTTCAAGGGTCTTGCAGCGGGTATCGCAGCGGCCCTCACGGTGGACGCATTGGTCACGTTCACCAAGAACACCATTGACGCCATGGATGCGCTCAACGACCTCGCCGATGCCACTGGTGCCAGCATTGAAAACATCAGCGCACTGGAGGACGTTGCGGCCCGTACTGGCACGTCCATTGATGCAGTCGGCACGGCACTCGTGAAGTTCAATAGTGTGCTCGGGGATGCAGAACCTGGAAGCAAGTATGCCGAGATCCTGAAGGGTATTGGCCTCAACGCTGAAGCGCTCAAACGCATGGACCCGGCTGAAGCACTGCACGAAACAGCGCTCGCCCTTGCTGCATTCGCTGACGACGGGAACAAGGCACGCATCATCCAAGAACTGTTCGGCAAGTCTGTCAAGGACGTTGCTCCGTTCCTGAAAGACCTTGCTGAGAAGACGGAGCTCGTGGGCACCACTACGGCAGAGCAGGCAGGGCAGGCCGAAGCGTTCAACAAACAGATGATGGACATGCAAACGAATGTCAGCCTCGCGGCCCGTTCATTCATGAGTGACTTGCTGCCAGCCCTGACCTCAGGCACGGCGGAGTTCATCAAGATCGCGAAGGAAGTGGGGGCGGCTCAGGCGGCTCTAGTGTTGCTGGGGGGCGTTATCGCACGCACCATCGGCACTGACGAAATCAGTAAGTTGAACAAGCAACTCAGGATCGGCACGTTGCAGGCTGAGTCCTATGGGCGTCAGCTTGAAACTGCGATGAATATGCCCTTCGGCCTCGGCGAGAACGCTGCCAAATCTATCAGGGGTAAGTTGGAAGCGCAGATGGCAGAGAATGCCCGTGCCTCTGAGATGCTCAAGTCGTTGCTGGCACCCCCGGCTCCGGCCTCCCCTGATGCACCCCGGCCCTCCGCTCCCGGCCTGCCCCCCACGAAGAAGCCCACGAAGAAGCCCCCGACAGCAGCGGCGGCGAAGGTCAGTGAAGCGCAGCGGTATCTGGAAACCATGAACAAGCAACTTCAGGCGGCTCGTGACCTGTCCGTTGAGGAAAAGTTGCTGGAAGACATTCAGGCTGGCAGGCTGGACGGTATGACCCCGAAGCTGGAAGCGCAGTTACTCACAGCAGCGCGTCAACTGGATGCAGCGAAAGAGATGGACCAGTTCGAGAAGGCGTCGTGGGCGTTCATGGAAGAACGTGACAAGGAAAAGAAAACCCTTGAGGATGAGGAGATCAAGCGGAAGAAGACACTGGCCGACGCAGGGAAGGCGGTGTACGACGCCACTCGCACCCCCATGGAAGCGCTCAACATTGAGCTTGAACGGCTGGTGGAGTTGCTGGGGGCAGGGGCGATCGGCTGGGACACTTACACACGGGCGGCGGACGCTGCCAGCCAGAGGACACTGGACGCTCTTAGCAAGGCGAATGAGGATGACTACTGGGGGAAGTGGCTGGAGGGTGCGGAAACTGCCCTGACCAGCTTTGACAAGCTCGGGGGCGACGTGCTGAACAACTTTTCCTCGCAGTTCGGGGATGCCTTTGAGAACATGATCTTTGACTCGCAGTCGCTCGGGGACGCGATCAGTGGTCTGGCTGAAGGCATGGCACGCTCCGTCGTGAACGCACTCGGGCAGATGGCGGCTCAGTGGGTCGCGTACAAACTTGTCCAGATGGTGGTGGGAGAATCAATGCAGGCGGCTGGATCGGCTTCCATGGTGTCAACAGCAGCGGCGACCAGCCTCCAGGCAGGCCTCGCAGCGTTCGCCTCTACAGCGGCGATTCCCATTGTCGGCCCGGTACTGGCACCAGCGGCCATGACAGCCGCTTTCGCAGCGACTGCCCCTATGGTGGCAGGCATTGCGGCCCTGAGCGGGGCACGAGCCACGGGCGGACCCGTGGGGGCGGACAAGACGTACCTCGTGGGCGAACGGGGTCCAGAACTGTTCACACCGAATTCTTCCGGTGCCATTATCCCCAACGACAAGCTCGGCGGGGGTGGTGGCGTCACGGTCAACCTGATTGAAGATAACCGAAAGGCAGGCAAGACGGAAGAGCGCACCAACAACGGGAAGCGTGAGATGGATGTATTCGTTGCCGACATCATGGGGGATGGCCCCCGTGGGAAGGCTATTCAAAAGGCGTTCGGCCTTCAACGCAGGGGATATTGATGACAGCCTCCATTGACTACCCGGTTCAGCTTCCTACCCCTCTACGGAACGGGTATGACACGAACCATATATCGCCTCTGACCCGGTCTGAACTGGTGTCGGGGCGTGCTCGCCAGCGCAGGCGGTTCACGAGTGTGCCCACTATCGCTTCTGTCAGTTGGATGTTCACAGAACAGCAAGCGCAGGTCTTTGAGACGTGGTTCAGGTGGGTACTATCAGACGGGTCGGAGTGGTTCAACGTGACACTTAGAACCCCGATGGGGCTTCAGCCGTATGAGTGCAGGTTCGCCGAGATGTACCGAGGCCCGAAACTGATGGGGATTACCCTCTGGCAGATTGAAGCAGAT